ATATGGGTTATATCTTAACTGGTCATAAAGAAGTTTTCTTGTTGCTATTGATGTGTATTCAACAAGTAATTCCGATGAAGATTGATTTGCAGGTTGTAATGCGCTAAACAAAGAACCTAAAGCCCCTCCAATTAAAGATAATGGATTTTCATATGGGCCATTACCTATCGGGTCAGGGTAGTCAAAAATTTCACCAGGTATATATGAATAAGGTGAATAAAGACCCGCAAGTTTTGCTGCAAAATTAATACCTTGACCAAATAAAAAGTCAGGAGTTGTAATATTATATTTTCTTGCAATTACAGGAACATTACCCGTAAGTAATCCAATCGCGTTAAATGGGTCTGTGTTTGGTTTTGCCGATATTTCACCTGTTTCAGGATTAACGTTACCACTAAATAAATTTATTTGACCTAACGTCTGCTGGTACAGTTCTAACGCAACTCTATGTTTGAACTCTTTATTTAATGTTTTAGCACCAATATTTGCCAAATCAGAATCTTGTGTTAATGAACCATCAGACCCTGAAGGGTTATCACTTAATAATATACTATATGGTGTATATGTTGAAGGTAAGAATATAAATGTATTATCTGAATTAGCATAAGGTAATTGTAAAGCTACTGTTTGGAGTGTTTTAAACTCAGTAGGGTCATATTCACCGTCTCCTGTTGCATATTTGTTAGATAGGTATGCTTGTGTTTCTTTTACTCCACTTACAAACTCTAATTCATTACCATACGTATCGGTTTCATCTAAATAATTTCCTTGTGGTATTATTAAATTTTTTTGTTTTCTATAAGGGTCAACTTCAGTCGTACTTTGACTTCCTTCGGGACCCCATGGATTTTGTAAAAAGTTTGGTTTTCTTTCATCGACACCAACCATTTCCAACTGACTATCCACAGTATCGGGATAACCATATTCACCCTCATTTGAATTTGTTTGTAAATTTTGGTTAATTACTACCGATGTGTTTGGTTGATTATCGGGACCATATTGGTTTATAGCAAATAATACCGGTCTATCAGTTTCACCTTTAGTTTCTAATTGACTATTTACCGTATCAGGATAACCATATTCCCCCTCATTTGGATTTGATTGAAGATTATTGTTGATTGGTACTTGAGTGTTTGTTTGTATCTCAGGACCATATTGGTTATTAGATATCAATGAAGGTCTATCTAAATTGGCAGTAGTTTCTAAACTACCCCCAACAGTATCTTGAACTGTATACTCACCTTCACCAATAGTACTAATTACTTTATCGTTATTTATATACCATGCAGTTGAACCAAAATCAGATAATCCGTTTTCGGGTCTATAAACATTTTTAATAATAATTTGTTTTTCGGTATTGTTTCCAATTACTTCTAAATCACTTCCAATTGAATCAGGATAACCATATTCACCTTCATTTGATTTATAATTTTTATTATTATTAATTGGAACTACGTCTCCATAATCATTTGTAACCGTTTGTGGTCCATATTGATTAATCGGTAATAAAACTTTTTCTTGTTGGTTTCCTATTTGTTCAACACTTGGGGAATCTATTGGTACTAAATCATTTATATTGAATTCATTAGAACCAGGTTTTCCATCTTGCGAAAAAGCATTCTCTATCTTGTATGGTGGAAGATTTCGCACCAACAGTTTTTTTCTAAAATTTTCACTTGAATTAAATGATAGTGGACTCTCCATTCAGTCTTTTTATGATAAATAGATTGTTTTAGATTTTTTTAGGATATAACACCTTGTTGTCTCTTATAATCATTAAGTTTATAAAGAACCGTATCCATTATTTGTTTTTGAACTTGTGGTGAATTAAACATTTTAGATAACTGTCCCGGGTCTCCACCAATAGACCCTGTTAAATTAATATTGATATCTATTTTACCACCAATACCTCCGCCACCTTTATTAAGTGCATCTGTTAAATTAGTCCCAATCGCAATTTCATCACCAACAATACCTTCATATATCTTACCCTTTGCAAGTAATTGTGGAGCATCATTTGGTGTAAAAATCATGTCTTGACCTTGGATTGCAGTTTGATTTGATGTGGAAATTGGTCCTGTTATTCCTCCACCATCAATAACTTGTTGTATAGCAGCCGGAAGACTAACAGTTAACGCATTGACTGTGGCAGTTTGAGCTTCAGCTACGTTAGTATATGTTCCAGTTAAATTTTTTGCAATATTTTGACTTTGTTCTGTAACTTTTTCTTGTAATAATTTATTTGTTTCTTGTGTTTTTTGCGTAAAAGTTTCAAGTTGGGTATCGCTCATCATAGATAATACAGCGTTTTTTATCTCATTTGTTGTGATTTGTTGACGTTCTTGTACCGTTAAAGTTTGTTCTGCGATTTTTCTATCGGATAATGTCGCATTTTTTTGGTATTCCGCAAGAGCGGATTGTGCATCTTTATTTGACAACGCAAGTTTTAATTGTTGTTCATCGGTTGCTTCAATTTCACCAAAACCAGGTATGTCGACAGTAAGTTTACCATCTTTACCAACAGTTGCCAATTGTGAGATTAATTTTTGTTGGTCTTCCGGTAACCCATCTAAATTAAATTTTTCTTTTATATAATCTAATTTAGCGGCTTCCCTTCCTGTATTTACTAAATCTTCTAAATTTGCTCCGGTAATTTTTGCCTGTTCTCTTAATCTATACATATCTTGAGTTGATACATCAAATTGTCCCGTCTCTTTATTAAACATCGCCGCAGATTTTGCAGATTTAACTAACTCATCTTGTAATCCTTCAACATTAGTTTGGGCCATATATAATAATTGGAATGGGTCTCCTAATTTACCAACGGCACCACCTAACATTTGAAAATTAGCGGCTGCTTGAATTGCTCCCTCAGGGTCCAAAACACTTTCTTGTAATTTTAATGCCCCAATCGATTCGACATTAGTTCTTAAGGTCATTGATTGTTCGACCATCTTTTTCAAACCATCAACTCCACTTTTAAAACCAAAACCACTAATTTTATTATAATCTTTACCTATTGCTGTAATAAATTTTTGACCATCAAGTCCCGCTCGTCTCGCTTCTTGACCCATTTTACTAATTTTTTCAACAGCCTCTTTTTGTGTTCCTCCAAACCTAACCATAGTTGCAACCATAGTACCGATTTCTTTTGTTGACATTCCCGTTACTTTTGATAACACAATCATGTTTTTAACTGTCTCAGCCGATGGACTTACAATTTTACCCATACCGTCAGCAAGACCGGCAACAGCATCAGTTGCATCTTGAAAACTAGCACCAATACTTAATGTATCTTTGTATGCACTTTGAAGTCTTTTTTGGAAATCGTAGGTGTTTGATACAACACCTCCCATATTTCTTTGTAGTGCCAAACTACTATCGGCAATACCAATAATAGTTTTTTCAATACTTTGAAATGATGTTTTTAATGCATCGACACTTGCAATATTAGCCGTGATGGCTTTTAAACTTTTTTCTAACGAACCATATGATGATTCTGCTTGTGAACCCGTAGTGTCCGCAGCTCCTGTTCCGGTACCGTTAGTTAAAAGCATAGTTTTTTATTAATAAATATGAATTTTTCTATTTTTGAGTATTAGACTCAATAAGTTTATTGATAAAATACTTTCTTTCATATGTGGGGACGTTCAATAAATCTGAATACGAAAATCCGGCATATTTTATTAAATAAAAAAATTCATCCATTAAAACTTTTTTATATTCCAAAGAAAGGCCGAAAAAACTCAACCCCAAAAGTCACATCCAATGTAACTTTTTCTCCTGACGGGGCTGTAATAGTTCGGTTTAAATCTAATTGCGGTTCACAATCTCTAATAAATTTTCTTAAATATTTAGAATCGGCAATTGGCATTTTATTTATAAAATGTGATATTTTTGATTTATCATTTTCACCGTTTAATTTAACAACATGTGATTCCAATTTTTTTGTGATAATGGGAGCCGTCATATGTGTTGGATAATTTTTTAATGACTCTTCAATTTCATTTATTTCAGACACGCTTAAAATTTTACAGGAAACTTTTGCCTTTGTATTTGGTAAAACAGTTTCAAATAAACCTTCTTCGTTTACTTCATTTATTGGTTTAACAAAATTAATTTCATCTAAAAGAATTTGTGTTTCAAAATTAATTCCTGTTGCAGGGTCTTTAACATTAAAATGATATTCAGGACCAAACGACGTATTTCTTAAGAATATAAGAATCGCCTGAACATCTACATCCAATAATTGTTTAACGTCAAATCCAGGTTCATAGATTTTATGTCTTAATAAGTGTGTAATTAATCCTTCTTTTGGTGTATTTTGTGATAATAAAATATTCTCGTCGGAAGCAGTTAAGTATCCAACTTTTAAACTGTCTTTTTTTGGTTTATAGAAAACACCACCACTAGGTAATTTTACCACATCATGTGGGAGGTTGAAATCCATTTGTCCGTACTGTGCACTTTGGTCCATAATTTTTTTCTTTAAAAATAACTTGACTTTAGTTTATGTAAATAAAAAATCCCACCTAAAATAGATGGGATTAAATAATATTTTATAATGTTTTTAGTATACTAAGATACATCTATCAGGTCTTAGTGTTGCTTTAACAGTAATTAAACCATCTTCACTATATCCTAATGAGTCAAAGTCGACATTTGTTAAGAAACATCCTTGTAAAATCCATTTTTCAACCGCTACACCAGTTGGGTCCAACATTTCAAGGTCAATGTCTTTTTTATAACCTGCAGCATATCCCATACGACCTGTAACTGATTCTGCATGTAAACGAACCCATTCCATAAGTGCTTGTGATGCTGAAGGTCCGATTGGGTCACGGAATGTAACATCTATTGAACCCCATTTGAATTGACCTGCAACATATGTTTCAGTATTCAAAAACGGAATTGCAACTTCTTTAATTTCAATCTTTGGTCTTGAAGAACTTTCAACATACCAAGAGTTAATTCCCAAAGAAGATGGGAAAGTTATGATGAACCTATTTTTTCTTTTTGGTTCATACTGAAAGGGCATTTTCATTAACAAATCAGCCATGTCTATCTATTTTTTTGTTTCTTTTATTTTTATTATAAATATATCCAACTAAATTTTTTTCTATTTACTTTGTTATTTTTAAAAATTATCGTTGCATTATAAGTATTTCTAGATTTCCTTTTTTTCTCCTCCTTTAGTTAAATAAGTTTTTACTAGTTTTTCAGTATCTTCATCATCTAAAAATTCTTTCATCTTATCTATATTTCTAGGGTCGTCATCAGAAAAACCAATAATAGGTAGTATTTCATTGTTTTCCACATCATTTTTGAAGAATGCTTTTTCACCTATTTCTTGAGCCATTTCTTTACAATAAGATATAAACTCCCTCATCGCTTTGATTTTCCCCTCTTCAGGATTAGTCGCAGACCCCTCACCGAAAGACACGGGATAAAATCTACAAAGGTCCAAATACTCACGTAATTCTTTTGGTGTCAGTGCTTTCGCTTTGTTTTCACCAGTAACTTCATTACCGATATTTCTATATCTATAAAGGTTTTCTGCCAATGTTCTACTATTAAGACCATTCTTATTAGCCATTATTAAATTATAAACACCTTCTTTTAAAGTCTTTGGGTTGTGACCTCTTGCTGTGATGATTGAAAAAATGGAACCCCCATTAATGCACTCAACAAAATCATTCCAAGAAGGTCCAACAGATGCAACCATTGCATCCAATACGAATCTCTTATCACCTTTAACTCCAAAATTTCTAAATGGGTCTGGTGGAAAATCTACAACAGTAGTCCCCTTATAACTAAAAGGTTCTTTTCCTATTTGGTGTCTGTGGTCTGCAAAGTCTTCAGTAGACATCGGAACTTCTTCGTCGTTTTCACTAAGAACCATGATTGATGTCGGCATAAACATTATATTATCATCCCAATCAAATGCATAGTATTTCGTGTCGGGGTTACCTTCTTCATTAAACCCTTCATTCAATCTTTTGATTCTTATGAAATCTTCTATAACTTTTTTAATTCTCATTATTTTTTAAGTATTTCTAAAAGTTTTTCTAATTGTGATTCTGTAATGATGATATTTTGTTTTTTATCAGCAAATGTTTGTTTTCCTTTAGTGTTATATCCTAAAGATTCTTTGATTAATTTTTTTTCTATTTTCATAGTTTTATGTGTTAAATAATTTATGGGGGATATTTCTACCCCCCACTCATTTTATTTTTAGATATTGTCAAAAGACGCTCCTGTTGGTGTAATGACAAACTCGATGTCGATGTATTCTAACGCTCTTGTTGGTTTCAAGAAGATTTTACCTGTCAATGTATTTGAATCTAAATCTTCAGGTGTGTTAGATACTTGAACTCTAAAGTCAATCAAACCTCTATCTCTTCTAATTTGGTCTAAGATTGGGTTAACTGAATCCAAGAAGTCTTGTCTTACTTTGTTATCGTTTTGTTCGAACAACAATCTGATAGCCACTGCTGAAATCAATTTACGTGCTTGTAGTAACAATCTTCTTACGTTAATTCTGTCAAGTGCAGATTCTCTAACTTGCATTGTTTTGTTACCCCAAATTACTGTTCCTACATCAGAGAAAGTAGCGATTGGGTTGATTCTACCTTTGTATAATACATCTCTATCTTCTTGTGTCAACTTACGTCTTGCTCTAATAGCATTTACCAAACCTCTTGTGTAACCCGCTGATGCGAACCAAGGGAACGCTATGTTATCAGTTAACGCTAAGTTTCTAACAACTTCTGAAGTTGCTGGAATATAAATTTGTGTGTTATTAACTGTATCTCTTGTTAAAATCCAAGGATAGTAAGTTGCTGTGTAATTTGAATCTATACCTGTTGTATCTAAATTATCTACCGCCTCTTGTGGGTAAATTAAACCTTCAGAGATGTCTTGGTAAGATGGTAAGAACATATTAAAGTCAGGTGTTGTTGCGATGTAAATTGAATCTGCTCTATCTGTTTCAATCATATCAATAGCATCTTCAACCAAGTTTGAGTTATTAACATAATCAATACCAGGTGTTGCAAATACGTTGATGTTTGTTGATTCAGGGTTTGCAAAAGTTGATTGACCCCATTTGTATGCGTAGTAGTCAGTATTAGCCCAAGTTTCTTGGTTAGGTCCTGAAATTTGTTTGAACGCCCCCCATCCTGTTGCTGTTGGGAATGTTACTGAACTTGCTGCCCCAAATTTAAATCCTGTTTGACCTAATGCGAATGTGTCACTATTAGTTCTATATTCTCTATAGATATCCCAACCATCAAATCCACCATATGCTAATAAAGTAAATTTACGTGAAATTAAATTGTAGTATGGATTAGTATTATCACTAGGTTCAGAATTAAATGACCCCGCACCTACTTCAAATGCCGATTGACCTGAAGTTACATATGAACTTGATACCGTTACAACAGTAGCCCCACTATCCATGTGGAATCCTTTAGTTAAATAACCCCAAGATGGTCCTGTTGTATCAGTAGCAATATTATTTGGTATTTGTTTTCCTTTGTATTGGAAGAAGTCGTAGTCAAAACCTGATATATTAGATATACCTAAGTATGCTCTTCTTTTATTTTCACCACTTGAGATAACTGGGTTATCACCTCCACTCGTCGAACCAAATGGTGGGTTATAGATAACTTCACCTGCTGTGAAGTATTTAGTTTTGTAAGGTACAAATGGTGGAGTTGCGTTAGCATATTGTCTCATAATGTAACCCTCAAATCCACAAGGTAGTGCGTTTGTAGGAGCTTCATCACTCATTTCTAACATTATATATTTAGACTTAACTTCATATTCACCGTTAGATGTTCCAATTTTATTAGCAACATAATTATTTTGAGTTGGGTCCAATGAACAATTTGTAAAACTTTCTAAAACTCTAACATTTTGGTCGTTATCAAAAAAGTCTCTTACAAACACATCAAATGTTCCATTAGCAAATGATACATTTCCGATTGAAAGTTTAACGTATGTGTTAGCAGAATTACCGTCAGAAATAAGAACAAATTTAAATAATTTATAAACTGTATTACCTCTTAACTCAGATACAACAAAAGGTGTTTCTGGAGTTTGGAATTGTTCTAAATAGAATGCAATTGATTCTGTAGTTGGTGAATATCTAACACCAGGTAAATCAACTAATTCACAATATAAACCTCTAATTTGACCTGCTCTATATCCTGTTTGTAAAAGTGCAGGATATGTCTCTTCGATAAATAAAGGAACTTCAGTTCTGTTTTTACCAAAATTAGTTGCTCCAAATACATTACGTAAATAATTTTTAGATGTTGATAACATAGAAGTTTCAAAAGAGAAATCATTACCGTCATATGTCACACCACTAATTTGGAATGTTTCATAAGGGTTTTTAGTTACTGCCGAGTAAGCTCCCGTACAATTCATAGTAACGTCAGTTAAACCTGATACTTGATAGGAAGGTCCTTTTATTGTACTACTATATGTAGACACCCCTCTTGACCTTAAAGTTGCAACAACCATATCATCGTATGTTGTGTAAGGTGCCCCTGAATAAGATGTAGTAAAGAAACTTACTGAACCTGAATATACACCTGTTGATGAACTACCTGATATTGTTGACATAGTTGCCCCCATACCTTGTCCAAAATATGTGTTAACGTCATTTGTACCTTGATAGTAATTAAATAACCCATAATACCATGAGTCATTTACTGTTTGAGCACTTAATGATGATGCTGTTGCTCCCGTTATATTTCCAACACCAAAGTTTTCACTGTAAGATGTTACTACACCAGTACCATTTAATGTTACACCGGTTGTACTAGTAAATGTTGATGCGGTTACTGTCCCCCAGAATACTGAAGTTGAACCTGAAGTTGCGGCACTTGTAGAGTAAAGATTTATTTGACTGGAAATATAAGTTTGTAAATCTGATGCTATTGTTGAGGTTCCCCCATTAAATTCCGTGTAAGGTAAATAAAAATTACCATTAACATTAAGTGTTGATGGGACTGACAATAATGTTACAGTTCCACCTGTATTACCTGAGAATAATACAGTAACAGGTCCTGTTGTTCCTGTTGCTTGTATAGTTGCAGGATTAACGTTACCTATTGTTACAATAGACCAAGATGGTCCAGCGTCGTAACCCGATAAACCTAAGACTCTTGTCACAAATAATTGATTTGATTGTGATAAGTAAGATTTAGCGATATATGCCAATTCGTATTTTGGAATTTGTGTATTAACAAATTTTTCAGGACTTGTTCCTCCAAAATAAGTTTGGAACTCGTCAAAATTTGTTATAAAAATAGGTTCAAATGCGGGTCCTTGTAGGGTTTCTCCTACAACACCTAAAGTAGTCACACCAACACTTTGAGCCACAAACGTTAAGTCTCTTTCGGATGTGTAAACACCTGGAGAAACGAAAACCTTATTTGATGATGCCATGTTAATAAAAGTATTTTAAATTTATTTTTTATATATAAATACATCGTCAAATAACAAAAAACTTTACATTCCTATAATATTTATTAGGGAGTAAGAATAAATTCTGCCTTTTTTCTACCTACTATGAAAAAACCCGTTAAGAAAATAAAAAACCTAAAAATTGATGCAGAAATCCACAATCAGTTAAAAAAACATTGTGATAAAAATGGTTTGAAAATTTACAAGTTTTTGGAAAAGTTAATTATAGAAAATTGTAAAGAAACGAAAGATATCTACGGAGAATAGTTAAACTAAATAAGCCACTGTTTTTATTTTAGATTCTAAAATTAAATTTGATTTGGTCACAATAATTAAAAAGGTGTCTCCGTCATTTATCTGAATTGTTGTTAAATCACTACCAACATAGTTTGAATTTAAATAGACATCATAAGAACTTACGTTTTCAATTTCAGTAACTTTTAAATCTACGGTGTATTTAAATGTTTCAGTTAATTGATTGTTTCCAGCAACAAACAATAAATCTAAATCAAAATTGTCAGGTCTTGGCGGTTCTATTTTAACTCTTTTAGAAGAAGTTCTAGTTTCAGTTTCAAATAAAGACACTTGTCTTGTAATTGCGGGTGACACTTTAAATTCGGCTTCATCAATTAACAGACCTTTCATTATAAAGGTATAATTGGCAATGTAATACTTTCTTTTTTCTAATTCTTTAACAGACTCATCGGCAACCCCTTCCATAACAATTGGAATATAATGACCTTTGATTTGTGTGTAAGCCTGTTTTGATGTGAATGTTTGCATAATAATTTTATTGAACTCATTAAGTTCACGCATTCTATTACAAAATAATTTTACATTGTAAGTTATATCAACAGGAATGGGTTGAGGTATTGTATAAACATCCGCACCCTTTCTTTGACCATCCCAAGTTGGGACAGTGTAATAAAAGAATTGTCTTCTGTTAGGTATGTTTGCGGCACCACCTTGAAAAGTTCCATATTTAACTTCAGGTGTTCTTACTGTTGCAATAAATGGTAATGAAATATTTTTATCTAAATCTTGGAAGTTCCAAGTCTCAGTAAATTGAGACCAGTTTTGAGTTGTTATGATTTTATCAACGGTTGGTACTGTTTTTTCAGTTACAACCAATTTTAGTCTTTCTTTAACGAAATCCAACATACCCAAATCTAAATCAGCATGTAACACACCTTTAGGTAAAAAAGTTCCACCGTCAGTAATGTCGTCCAACATTTCTTGTCGTCGTTCTCTACCTACTTTTTCAGGTATTAATGGTAAATTTTTTTTAACTTTTGATGGTAATGCCATTATTATAATCCTTTAAATTCATTGTCTGTGACTGGAGAAGCCAATATGGAACGATAGAAAGGTTTATAACCTCCATATGTGTGTTTATTATCACTTAATACACGACCATCGTTCACAACACTATAGTATCTAACTCTATCTTCTGTTTCATAATAACCAATATAGTCTCCAAAATTAATATCAATATCCAACTCTTCAAGTTGTTTTTGATAAACACCAACTTTAAGATTACCAGGTTCTGATTGTGATAATCTTGATGACCCATAATCAACATTAGTTGACGCTTCAATTTGAACGTATCCCTTAAATTCAATAGGTGGTAAGAATTGGATTCCGTCTTCTAATGTTTCACCGTATACATCATCACTAATAGTTCTTTGTCTATCGATGCGATATAAAACAAGAGTAAAATTCATATCTCCACCTAACCATTCGTCACCCATAGAAATATCTAAGTTAAAGTCTTCTTCAGAGAAAAACTTATTAAGTCTGGTTATTGGAACTCTATTATCTGCCATACCTATAAATACTTTGATTGATTTTTTGTTTAATTTTATTATACTATATTATATCATGGAAGATTTTGTGCCTAAAACACTCGAATCAAAAGCCCTTTTAATATTAGACGATTATGAAGGGTCAAATAACTACATCCTTAATTTAAAACACAAAAAACAAAATAGTAAGTCTTTTGTTCCCACAAGACCTCAGGCAGATTACATCAATAATTATCACACCTTACAACCAAAAGTTGCTAAAAAATGGGTCAAGTTAGATTCATATTTTGGTAAAAAACTGATGGAAGATAAGATGTATACCAAAGAACCTTCAGAAATTTACGTCGAGAAGTTGTTGGTTGAAAAGGATAAATCTTATCATATTTGGGGTAAAATCTTTTCGGGAGAAACTTTACACGACTTTTGGATGCCAAAGTCCGCACTACTAAAAGATAATGAAGTTAAAAACATTTCTATCGATTATAACAAATATACCCATAGACCGCCTATGGAACACCAAAAAGAGGCAATTGAAAAACTTGTAAAAAATAAAAAGTTTATTTTAGCGGATGACATGGGTCTTGGTAAAACTACATCAACAATCATCGCCGCTTTAGAAACGGGAGCTAAAAAAGTGTTGATTGTGTGCCCCGCATCTTTAAAAATAAACTGGCAAAGAGAGATTGCAAATTATTCAGATAGGGCAGTATATATTGCAGAAGGTAAGAAATTTTCAGATGAACATGATTTTGTTATCGTTAACTACGACATCTTAAAAAATTTCCATGACACTAAAGAAATTGAAAAATCAGAAATAATGAAAATTAATTTTGATTTGGTAATCATGGATGAGGCACATATGATTTCTAACCCTCAAGCACAAAGAACAAAAATTGCTAACGACATCGCAAGTAAATCAAATAGAGTGTGGTTATTGTCAGGAACACCAATGACTTCTCGACCTATGAACTATTATAATCTATTAAATCTTGTTGATAGTCCCGTGGCAATGAATTGGATGGCTTACGCTAAAAGATATTGTAACGGTTTCCAATTTAGTGTTGGGAAAAGAAAGGTGTGGAATGTTACAGGGGCATCTAATCTTGATGAATTAAGAGAAAGAACTTCCACTCACATATTAAGAAGATTAAAAGAAGAAGTTTTAGATTTACCTGAAAAAATTATAACTCCTGTTTATTTAAGGCTAAAATCAAAAGATTATGAAGATTTAGTAGGTGAGTATTTTGATTGGTATGACCAAAACCCTGAAGAGTCGACATCACTTACCATTCAGTTTTCAAAATTAATGAAAGTGAGAAAAGTCATTGCCCAAGAAAAAATTAAAAACACAATTGAGTTAGCCGAAAACATAATAGAACAAGGTAAAAAAGTTATAATATTTACAAATTTTACGGATACATTAAATGAAATTTATAACCATTTTGGTAAATCTGCAGTTTATTTAGATGGTAGTTGTTCCAAGTTTCACAGACAAAACGCGGTTGATGAATTCCAAACAAACGATAAGATAAAAGTATTTGTTGGGAACTTGAAGGCTGCCGGTGTTGGTATCACTCTAACCTCAGCGGAAGCCGTAATTATGAATGATTTATCTTTTGTACCTGCAGAACATTCACAAGCAGAAGATAGGTCACACCGTATTGGTCAAAAAAATTCAACATCAGTTTATTACCCTTTATTTGAAAACACAATAGAAGGAGCTATTTACGACATATTAAATAGAAAAAAGAAAATCATTTCAACAGTAATGGGTGATGATATGTTTGATGAGGCATCTTCAATAGAAGAAATGTTAAATATGATTTCCGGCATCCGATGATATTTATTTATCATGGAAGTGAATATTGAATATATTGGAGTTGAACCTACAAAGGGTGATAAAGTATTAATCGACGATTTTATAACTCAACTAAAAAAAAATTATCCATTAAAGGATGATATTGATATTCTATTTCAAAATAAAAGAACTGGCGAAATGACAACTGGTTCAAGAACCAACAAAAACAAACTTAAAATTTTAGTTAAAGGTAGATTGAATCGAGATGTTTTAAGAACATTGGCGCATGAATGGTCACATGAACACCAAAGAACTATTTTGAAAAGAAAAAAAGGAAAAGATATCGGTGGAAAAAATGAAGATGAAGCAAGTGCACAAGCATCACAAGAAATGAAAAAGTTTGAGAAAAATAATAAATCAAAAGAAAAATCAATATACAAACCTTTTTCAAAAAAAATTAATGAGATTGAATCTTTGTTGGAGGTTGAGTTTAATTCCAAAGAAACGTTAATTAGTGAAATAAAAAAAATAAGTATCGATAAACTACCTTACAATTATGATGAGTTAGAAAGATTTATTGACAGTGAAACGATGAAAACCCACTACAACAAACACTACAAAGGATATGTTGAAAAACTTAATGTTGAATTAGAAAAAGTTAAAGGTAAGGATTTAGACCTTGAGGAAATTAT